GAGTAGTAACAATTGAAGAATCTAAAACAGGTGAAACATATCTTGAAACAGTGGAAGGTATGCAGTTTGATAGAGGATATAAGTCACATTATTTTGTTACAAACAACAATGACATGTCTTGTACTTTAGAAGAACCATTTATTTTAATTGCAGATCGTAAATTTAATCAAGTAAAAGATTTATTACCTATTTTAGAAGGTATATCAGGAACTGGAAAATCACTTTTGATTATTGCTGAAGACATTGATGGTGAAGTTTTAAGTACACTTATTGTAAACAAAATGAGAGGTACTATTAAAATAGCAGCAGTGAAAGCACCTGACTTTGGAGACCGCAGAAAACTATTACTTGAAGATATGGCAATCATGACAGGTGGTCAAGTATTTAGTTCTGAAAAAGGAATGAAACTAGATAAATTTAGTTGGGACTGGTTTGGCAAGGCACGTTTGGTAACCATTTCTAAAGATCAAACAACAATTGTTGATGGTAAAGGTGATCAAGAAAAAATTGATGCTCGAATTGAAGAATTACAAGCACAAATTGACAAATCATTAGTTCAGTTTGAAAAAGAAAAATTACAAGAACGTTTAGCAAAATTTATTGGTGGAGTAGCTATCATTCACGTAGGTGGAAATAGTGAACTAGAAATGAAAGAAACTAAAGATAGAGTTGATGATGCATTACACGCAACAAAAGCAGCCATTGAAGAAGGAATTGTACCTGGAGGTGGAGCAGCACTTTTATACGCTAGAGAAGCAATTACAAGATCAAGAACAGAATTAGATTCAGATATATACATTGGTAAAAACATTGTATATAAAGCATGTGCCTCACCATTTATGAAAATTTTAACAAACGCTGGATATTCAGAAGGTGAATGTTATGGATTGATTAACGGGTTAGGTGGAGACGATACTTGGAAAGGATACAACATTAAATCAGAAACATATGTTGATATGAAAGAAGCAGGCATCATTGATCCATCAAAAGTAACTCGTAACGCACTTGAAAATGCATCATCAATCGCAGGTACAGTATTATTAACTGAGGCAGCAGTAATTGAAATAAAAGATAAAAACGATAACAGTAATAACGCAGGTGCAATGCCTGGAATGTATTAATGGAACAAGAAAAAAATATATTGATTGCTCGGAGAACACCTCCGGGTGATCAATGGTGTTTAGTTGATGATGAAAAAAAAACTGTTTATAAATCACTAACTGAAACATTAGAGGGATATTTTCAATCATATAAAAAACCATGTGAGTTTAGACTTGCACCTTTAAAAGGAGAAATATATATGATTACAACTGAAAATGTAGAGGTCCCACCACCTAAAAAATTCAACATCTACGGAGACTATTAATTTGGCTTACTAAAAAAGGTTCTATATATTTAATAAAAATAAAAGTTATGAAAAAAGAAATTCTACATTTAGCAGACGACTTATTCCTTAAAGGATCCAAACGTAAAGCATTCATCGCTGAAATGGCATCAGTAACAGTATTAATGCGTAAAAATGATTATGATCAATTTTATGCTGTAGCGGATGTAATAATGCAAAAATATAGTATATGACTCAAAATGACTATATTGAAGTAATACAAGAACGTTTAGACTGGTGTGTTCAAACTGAACGTTATGAAATGGCCGCTAAACTAAGAGATCTAGTCATATACGAAACTACAGAAGACGAAGAATATAAACATAAGTACTATCTTGAATTGCTTAAAAGATATGCTCCTGAATGTCCTGAGTATTATGAGGTGATGAAGAAAAAATACAATCTATAAATAAGTTATGTCTAAAAAGTTACACACAATTGAACTAAATGTATCTTTTCTTCAATTTCAAGATGATTTTGAAAGAGGTGGAGATGAAGGATACACAGTATGGAAACCTGAATTTAAAAATGGTTTAAAAGCATCTCAACAAAATTTTAAATCTTCTGGTAAGCCTGCTATTCCTGCTCAAAGAATTAATTTTTTAATGACTGATACTATAAGTGATAGAGGAGAAGATATACCATATATTAATGTTAAATTTAAAAAACCATTAAATGAAGTTTTTATAGATTTAGATGATTATGATCCTGAAGAATTTGGTGTAGAAGATTTTGATAAATTTGATGAAATAGTTAAGTCTAAATCTAACCCAACACTGCAAGATGTTTTTGAATTAATTGATTTAAAAAATAAAGATCTAAGTTTTTACGGATGTTATGTTTTAAATATCAAACCTAATGAAATAATAAAAATAAGTTATGAATAATCTACTTCTAACATATATTAAGAATATTTATAATAAATGGATAATAAAAAAATTTAATAGCTGAAGAAAATAATATTCTTCTATTAAGATTTTGGGAAGATGAAATTGATACAAAAAATGTTATAAAAAGGTTATATGAATCGAAAACACACAATATGGAATGAGGCTTATAGGCCTACAACATTAGATAATTATTTATGTAATGTTGATTTGAAATCTAAATTTCAAGAGTTTATTGTCAAACAACAAATTCCTCACCTAGGATTTTTTGGAAAACCAGGAAGTGGGAAAACTACTTTAGCAAAATTAATTGTAAATAACATAGAATGTGATTACATCTATTTAAATGCTTGCGATGAACGTTCAATTGATGTTATGAGAGACAAAGTAGGAGCATTTGCTGCTGCTGGATCATTTAAGCCACTTAAAATAGTGATATTAGATGAAGCAACTCACATTTTACAAGCAGGTCAAGTTATATTGTTAAACATGATGGAAACATATAGTTTAACAACTCGTTTTATTTTAACAGGTAACTACCCAGAACGATTAATTGAACCATTAAGAAGCAGATGTCAGGAATTTGATTTATCACCTCCTACTAAAAAAGTAGTAGCACAACATATCAGTACTATTCTAGATAAAGAAGAAATTGAATATGAAATCCCAGATCTAGTTACTATTGTAAATCGATTTTATCCTGACTTTAGAAAAATCATCAACAACTGTCAAAAATATACAGTTGATGGAGTGTTAAGATTAGGTGAGTTATCAGATACTAATGAACAATATAAAGAACATATATTAGAGGAACTTAAAAAACCGTCTATAAAGTCTTTTAACAACATTAGACAAATTATAGCAAATGCTGATGTAAATGATTTTGAGGACTTATATAAGTTTTTATATGAGCATTTAAGCGAATATTCTAAAGGCAACGATGGATTGATTATTTGCTATTTAGAAGAATATATGTACCATGCTACATTTAGACTAGACAAAGAAATCAATATCATGGCATGTATATCAAAAATATTAGAAACATTAAATAAAAAACAAGTAATATGAACCAAGAACAAATGAAAATGAATGTGGACATTAAACAAACCACACCTATTGAATCAGCAGAAGGAAATCAAGTATTTCAAGAAGCAGTAGTGTTAAGAAAAGCAAGTAAATTCCTAGTAGGTACATCTGAAGACGCAGTGATTCCAATTCCAGTGTTTATTGATGTTAAGACAGGAAAAATTTTAACTGAATTATTACCTAAAGAACTCCGTGAGGAATATGAAGAGTACAACAAAACAAAGTAAGTCATTTACTATATTTGACTGGATAAAAGCAGTCATTGACACTAAACCATCTTGGGAAACATTTAGTCCTGAACAACAAAAACAATTTAACAACTATATGATTCATCGTTTTCTAAGTATGAATCCAAAATACATTGAGGTTGTAAATTATATACAAGGACTAAATATTCAGGATAGTAAAAAATTATATGAAGTGTATTGTTTTATGATTCCACAATCTAAAAATACTTACTCAGCTTATATCAAATCAAATATGAAAAAATCATCACCTGAAGTAGCTCAACATGTAGCAGAATATTTCGAATGTTCTGTAAGTGAAGCAAATGAATATATTTCACTAACTGATAAAAAATGGTTAGAAAATATTTTAACTACTAAAGGAATCGATGAAAAAGAAATCAAACAACTTATAAAATAATGGCTACAGAAAAAACAGTTATCCAACAGATGGAAGAAGAATACCCAGAAATTGCTAGGGAGTATAAAAAGATTCTTAAGGAACAATATGAATTGTTTGCTGGGAAAATGTTAGACTATGGTTTAGACAACATTTCTATGGGTACACGTCTCGAAACACAAGACGAAAAGAAACTTTCATTAACCGCTGTTTGGATTCGAATGAATGATAAAATGAATCGTTTAAAAAATCTAGTTTTGCTAGGTAAAGAAAATCGAGTAGCAGATGAACCTACAACTGACAGTTATAGAGATATCACCAATTATGGCATCATCGCCCAGATAGTACAAAACGGAATGTGGAAAAAATAAAATGGCAAAACCAAAAATACCTGAGGTAATTAAACGTATAAAGAATTTCAAACCAATTGAAATTAACTATGCGTTCCAAAAAAGTATCTCATACTCTCAGTTATCAATGTATTCTTCATGTCCTAAAAAATGGGCACTACAGTATAG